GATCGCAGACAGGATGGAGAGCGACAATGCCTAACCCCGGACCGTTCATCAAATCCTACCGCGCCGAAGTGGCCATCACGGGCCGCAGCGTGGTCAAGTTCGGAGCGTCGGGTGGCGTCGTGCCATCTGTCGCGGCCACCGACCGCGCCATCGGCATCACCGATCAGCTCGACGCGGCCCCCGGCGACATGGTCGATGTGATCATGTCCGGCTCGGCCGAGCTCAAGCTTTCCGGTGCGGTCGCGGCAGGCCAGTCGGTGCGCGGCGGCGCGGGCGGCGCGGGTGTCGCGGCCGCCAGTGGCGCGGGCAACGTGGCCGTGGGCTTCGCGCTTTCGGGTGGCGTGGCCGATGACATCATCGACGTGGCCATCGCCCGTCATTCCGTGACCTGATCTGCAAGGAGCCGATCCATGAGCACTCCGAGACCCTTTCCCGTTGACGCGGCGATGACCGCGATCGCCGTCAACTACCGCAACCCCGATGTGAGCTTCATCGCCGACGGGCTGATGCCCCTTGTCGGCGTGGTCAGCCCGCGTTTCAAGTGGACGTATTTCCCGCCCGAGCAGTTCTTCACCGTCCCCGACACGCTCATCGGGCGCAAGGGCATCCCGCAGGAGATGGAATTCGGCGGCGAGGAGCGGGATGCCTCGGTCAACGATTACGCCCTCGATGTCACCATTCCGCTCACCGACATCACTGACGCCGCCGCCGGGCGGGCCAACGGCACCTCCAATATCGACCCCGAGGCGCTGGCGGTGCAGGGCATGGCCCACGCCATGCAGATCGACCGCGAAAAGCGGGTCGCGGCGATGGTGCAGGATGCGGCGAATTACGACGCGGCCAACGTGGTTCCGTTGGCGGGCGCGGGCAAGTTCAGCGATCCCGCCTCTGATCCCATCGGCGTTATCACGGAGGCGCTCAACAGCAGCTTCACGGGCCGCTTCAACGTCATGGCCACCAACCGGCGGACGCTTTCGGCGCTGGCCACCCACCCCCAGATTGTCAAGGCCACCAACCGCAACAGCGGGGATGCAGGCATCGCCACGCGGCAAGCCATCGCTGATCTGTTCGAGTTGAACGAAATCCTCGTCGGCGAGAGTTTCGTCAACACTGCGCGCAAGGGACAGACCGCCGCGATCCAGCCCGTGTGGGGCAACAACATCGCGCTGTTGCACCGCGACACGCAGGCCGGGCCGGACAGCCCGTTCCCGGCATGGGGCTGGACGGCGCAATTCGGCACCCGCGTGGCGAGCCGATGGCAAGTCCGCGAGAACGGCATCGAGGGCGCGATGCGGCTGCGCGTCGGCTGGCGTGTGCGCGAGGTCGTCTCGGCCCCGTCCGCCGGTTACCTGATCCAGAACGCGATTTGAGGGGCACATCATGAGCTATCGCATCCTGCGCACGGTGATCGCCGCCGCCCGGCTGGAGGCCGGGACCGAGGCCCGCGCCGAAGATATCGGCACGCCCGAGGATATCGCCCGGCTGATCGAGCTGGGCGCGATCGAGGAGGCGGGCGATGACGCGCCTGCGCCCTCCGACCCTGCGCCCGCCGATCCGGGCAAGATCGACGCCGCGCTGCGCGTGGCCCTGATCGGGGCGATAGGTGCCCTGCCCGAGGACGCTTTTGACGCGGGCGGCAAGCCAAAGGTCAAGGCGCTGGAGGCGGCGCTGCCCGAGCACAAGGACCGGATCACCGCCGCGCTGCGCGACGCGGTCTGGGACGAGATGAAGGCCGTCGCCGACGAGGCGGGCGGACATCAAGGGGGTGCCGCCGATCAGGCGTGACAGCCGGAAGAGACCGGCCCCCAATTCAAAAAAGGAAAAGCCCCATGTCCGACACGATCCCGAGCACCGATGACGCCCGCGTGACCAACAGCCCCGTCCGCCACGCCTACCGCGTGCTGAGCGAGGCCGAGAAGGCGCGCGTGGAGGCGATCAAGGATCTGGGGCAGGCCTTTCTCGATGAGCTTGCCCCGCATCAGGGACGCGAGTTCGCGCTCGCGCGCACCAAGATCGAGGAAGCGGTAATGTGGGCCGTCAAGGGGATCACCGCCTGATGCCTTATCTCGTGCCTCAGGACATGATCGAGCGGTTCGGCGAGGCGCGGCTGGCGGAGCTGACCACGCGCGACGGCATGGTCACCGGCATCGACGGCGCGGCGCTGCAAACCGCGATCGACGACGCGATCTCGGAAGTCGAAAGCTACGTCTCGGGGCTTTACGATGTCACGAACCCGCCGCGCGTGCTGACCGTCCATGCCGCCGCCATCGCCTGGTATCGCCTTCTGGGCGACCGCGCGCCGGTGGTCGAGGGCGCGAAGGCCAATCACGATCACGCGCTCGCCTTTCTCAAACGCGCCCGCGCGGGCGAGGTGTCGCTGGGCGATGAGACCCCCGCCGACACGGCCCCGGGCCAGTCGAGCGCGCCGCGTGTCGCTGCGCCGGAGGCCACCTTCACCCGCGACAGTCTGAAGGGGTTCTGAGATGGTCACGATGACGCTCACGCTCGACGATGCCCGGCTCGACGCGGCACTCGGCGAGGCGCTGCGCCTGGCGGGCGACATGACGCCGCTGATGGACCGGATCGGCACGGTGATCGAGACCTCCGTCAACGCGCGGTTCGAGACCTCCACCGGTCCCGGCGGCGAGGCCTGGCCGGTATCGCTCCGCGCGCGGGAGACGGGGGGCAAGACGCTGGTGGACAGCACCCGGCTGCGCGACAGCATCACGCGCGAGGCGGGGCCGCGATCTGTCGAGGTGGGCACCAACGTGCCCTATGCCGCCACCCACCAGTTCGGCGCGTTCATCGAGCCGCGCGACAAAAGCGACGCGGCGGCCAAGCTCGCGTTCTTCCTGCCCAACGGCCAGTTCATCATGGTCGATCAGGTCGAGATCCCGGCGCGGCCCTTTCTGGGCTTTGACGCGGGCGACGAGGCCGATATCGCGGCCACGGTCGAGGCCTATTTCGGCGGGGCGTTCCAATGAGTGCGCCGGTCCTGCACCTTGCCCCCATCATCGCCCGGATCGAGGCGGCGGGGCTTTATCGCTCGGTCGCGGGGGCGCGGGACATGGCGCGCGTGGCGCGCGAGGGGGCGGCGGGCAGCCCCATCGCCTTTGTCATGCCCGGATCGGAGGAGCCGCGCCCCTCGGGCGTGGCGGGTGGCGTGCAGCACAGCGCGGTCACGGCGCGGTTCATGGTCATCACGCTGGCCGAGGACCTGCGCCGCGATGCGGGCGGGCGCGCGCTGAGCCAGCTCGAGGAGGTCCGCGCGCAGCTTTTGCCGCTGCTGGAAGGCTGGGGGCCGGACTATGCCAGCGGCCCGGTCGCACATCAACGCGGCCAGCTTGTCACCGGCCCGCTGCGCGGCGGGCTGATCGGCTGGCAGGACGATTTCACGCTCCGCTTCCGGCGGCGCATCACCACAGGAGCCTGACATGGGTATCGATTTCGACACGCGATTTCTGGTCGCCAAATTGCAGGCGGCGGCGGGCGTCGCCGCCGATTACGCGGGCGCGGACCTGATCCCGGCGCTGGAGCTGACGCACCGCCCGCTCGAGGCGGATCGCCAGAGCCGCGATCTGGTCGATGGCAATCCCGGGGCGACCGGCGCGGATTTCCTTGCGCGCCCCCGCGTCCGGGTGACCGCAGCACTTGAGGCCTCCGCCGCGACCGCGCTTGGCAGCGCGCCGTTCTGGGGCGGCATGGCACAGGCCTGCGGGCTGGCCCAGACGCTGAGTGCCGGGGCCTCGGCGGCCTACACGCCGCGCCAGGACGACACCGCCCTCTGGGCCACGCTGGTGGGCGGTTTCGGCGGCAGCCAGGGCGCACCCGGCTCGGCGCGTGATTTTCTGCAAGAGGCCGTGGACGCCACCGGCACGATGGGCTTTCAGGCCAGCGACGGCGATATCCCGCGCCTCAATTTCGAGATGACCGCGCTTTACGGCGCGCCGGTGGCGCGCGATGCCATCGCCGCCGCCTCGCCGCTCGATATCGGCCCGCTCGGGCAGGCGGGCTATCGCGAGGCGGACCATGTGAGCCACGCCAACACCACATTCACATTTGCCGGCAAGGCCCTCGTGCTGCGCGAGCTGACGATGCAGGACGAGACGCCGGTCATTCACAACGACCGGCCCAACGACCTGAGCACAAGGCGCGGGCGCAGGCGCTACACGGGCCGGATGGTGGTGACCGCCCCGGCACTGGGCGATCTGGATTATTTCGCGCGCTCGCTCGATGGCACCGAGCAGGCGCTGCTCTTCCGCAACGGCCCGGCGGGCAACCGGTTCGAGTTCCGCGCCGACCGCGTGCAGGCCTTTCTCACCGATCTGGGCGAACAGGATAACGAGGTCACCGCCACCTTCGATCTGCTCTACCTGCGCCATGCCGCCACCAACGAATTCAGGATCACCGCGCTATGACCACGTTCCGCTTCAACCCCCGCCCCGAAACCTGGGTGAATGTCAGCCTCAAGGTGCCCACCGAACGCGGTATCGAGGTTCAGAATTTCCGCGCGAAGTTCCTCATCCCGCCCCTGAAAGAGCGCGAGGAGATTTTCGCACTCGGCGATGCGGAGTGGATCGGCAAGGTCTGGCTGGGCTGGGAGGGCATCGCGGATGTGGACGGCAAGCCGATCCCGTTCAGCGAGGCGCTGCGCAATGAGTTGGTCGAATTCGAATACATCCTCTTTGCCATCTCGGAGGCATTCTCCAAAGCCATGATCGGGATCGAGGCAAAAAACTGAAATCGGCGGCACGCGCGATCCTGCAAAGGCCCGCGCGTGCCGCCGGACAGGACAGGTTCCGCGCCGAACTGGACGCGTTCGGTCTGGCCCCGGCACAGATCGAGGCGATGCTCGTGCGGGCGGGCGGGGACGGGCGGAAAAGGGATATCGAGGTGTTTGCATGGCTCGCCACGCCGGTTCAATGGTTCCTCGCCATGGCGACGCAGTGGCGCCGTGATGGCGAGGGCCGCGTGGCGGGGCTCGATTACGGCGCGGGCAAGGTGACGGCAGAGCTGGCGGGGCTGGATGTCGGCCCCGATGATTTCGCGCATCTCCAGATCATCGAACAGGCGGTG